AACCGCTTGTCGTCGGTGCGCTCATGCTGGCGGCCGAGCTTTACGCCCGCCAAAGCCCCGAGGGCGAGATCAGGCTCGAAGGTCCGGCCGCGCTGTTGCTTGCGCCCTATCGTGTCTGGGAGGTCTGAATGGCCAAGCCGTCAGGTCCCGGTGAGCTTCGTGACCGGTTCAAGTTCCAGCGGCGCGCCGAAGGCGGCGACGGCTACGGCAACAGCGAAGGTCCCTGGCAGGATCTCGCGATAGAGCGTTGGGCGAAGAAGGAGCCGACGCGGGGTGGGGAGGCCGTCCAGGCGGCGCGGCTTACCGGTAACGCCCTGTTCGACGTCTGGGTGCGTTGCGACCCGGAGACCAAGTCTCTGACGACTGACGACCGCGCCGTCGAGCGCATTCCGGGGGCGGGCGGCGCGTTTGTTGATGGCGCGGCGTACAACATCCGGTTCGGACCGGAAGATATGGACGGCGTCCGAACCTGGCTGCTTCTCCAGGTCGAGAGCGGAGTTCCGGACTGATGGTGACGGTCGCGAAGGTCCAGGGCCTTGACGCGCTGACGGCCCAGTTCAAACGGATGCGCGAGAAGGTCCGCGTGGCGAACGCGGGCGCTCTTCTGGAGAACGCCGAGGATCTCGCGCGGCGCATCAAGGCCGCCGCGCCGAAGGACGAGCACGAGCTGGAGCAGACGGTGCGCGTCGTACCCGGCAAGAACGGTGTCACTCAGCGCGTCGTGGCCGGCGGCAAGGCGACGCGCCGTCCCGTCGAGCATGGCCAGTCCCCGACATTCGACTACGCCAGAGCGCAGGAGTTCGGGACCGAGGACTTGGCGGCGAACCCCTTCTTCTTCCCCGTCTACCGCAAGCGCAAACGCGCCATGCGAGCCAAACAGAAGCGGGCGATCAAGAAGGCTATCAAGGAGGCGCTGACGTGATCGATCCTGCCGCTCCGCTTCAAAAGGCGCAGTTCGAGGCGCTAAAGAACGACACGGCGATCAAGACCTTCTTCGGCGTCTCCGCTCCCCGGATTTATGACCGGCCGCCGAAAGACCCGAAGTTCCCGTACGTGACGATCGGTGACGATCAGGTGATCGACGATCGGGCCGAGGGCCTGGACGCCAGCGAAGTCTTCACCCGAACGCACGTTTGGTCGAAGGACGTCGGGGTTGTCGAGGCCAAGCGCCTCGCGGCCTTGGTCGCCAACGCCCTTGACGCCGAACTGACGATCGAGGGTCACCGTGTCGTCGAGCACGCGGTCGAGAGCATCCAGCCTGGCGCGGCGTCCGACCCCCTGATTTCCCATCGCATCGTCGAGCACCGGTACCTGACCGAGCCGACGAGCTGAGTTCCGCGCCGCGCGGCCTCGCGGCTCCCTGCATCCATCCAAGAGGAGCAACGTCATGGCGCAGCCCAAGACGCTGAAGTTCGGCAAGTTCATCATCCAGATCGAGGACCCGGAGGACGTGGGCGAGTTCATCGCTCCGTGCGCGTTCACCCAAAAGGGCCTGGAGTTCACCGCCAATGTGAACACCCAGATCATTCCCGACTGCGACAATCCGGACGCCGCGCCGTGGGAGGCGACCGAGGTCGCGTCGCTTGGAATGCGTCTCAGCGCTTCGGGCCTGCTCGCCCTGGAAAATCTGAGCCTGTGGCGGACGCGGTTCTTCGCCGCGACTTCGTTCCCCGCCCGGATCAAGGTCGACGAGACCCTCGCCAACGGCGGCGGCTACTACGCCGGCAGGATCGTCCTGACCTCGTTCAACCAGACTGGCCAGCTCGGGCAGAAGGCCGAGGTCGCGGTCTCCGCCCAGGGCGACGGCGCTTGGTCCTGGACGCCGGCCTCCGCCTGATGTCGCGGTCCGCCATCGTGCGCCTGCCGCTCGGCCCCCCAAGGACGGACAGCACGGCGACCAAGTTTGATTTCGCTCTCAACTGGGGCGGCGTGATCGAACTCCAAGAGCTGACGGACGAGGGCCTCGCCGTCACCCATGCGCGCCTGGCCAACGGCACGTGGCGACACCAAGACGTCGCCGAGACCTTGCGGCTTGGCCTGGTCGGTGGCGGTCGCTCACGCGAGGCCGCCGCCCTGTTGACAGACACCTACGTTCGCCCGCCTTACCTGGCCGAGGCCGTGTTGATCGCGCGGTCCATCTGCGCCGCCGCCCTGGTCGGCAGCGAGGACGAGCCGCTGGGGGAGGCCGAGGGGGAGGAGGCGAAACGCTTCCTCCCCTGCCTGCGGGCCGGCATCGCTGGGCTGGCCTCTTTGCTGCTGCGGCGTCGCGGGGCGTCGGCGTCGCCGAACTGAAGGCCATGAGCCCATGGGAATGGGCGGTGTGGTGCGAGGGCTGGGACCAGGCCCAAGGCGTCGAGGAGGCCGGCGGCCGACTGTCGGCGGCCGAGCTGGCCGAGGCCGAGGCGATGCTCGACGCGGCTTCCTAACATCAGGAGTCTACCTTGCCAGACGAAACCGTTGCGCTCGTCACGACCCTCGACGCACGTATCACCGCGTTTGAGCAGCAGATGTCAAAGGCGGTTCGCGGCGCCTATGGCGCGGCGGATCGCATCGAGAAGGCGTTTGCCGCTTCGAACGACAACATCGCCCGCAAGATGACCGGGCGAACCGGGTTCGCCTCGGCCATCAACAGCGGGCTCGGTGAAGTGCGAAGCGGCGTGGAGTCCACGGCGGCCAGCGTGCCGATCCTCGGCTCGGCGTTGGGCGCGCTTGGCCCGGTCGGGATTGGCGTTGCCGCCGTGCTGGGCGGCGTCGCCATCGCCATGAACAAGGCGGCTGAGGCCGCGCAGTTCTCTGACGACCTTAGCGCGGCTGCCAGCCGCCTGAGCGTGACGGCGGAAGCCCTCCAGGAACTCCGTTACGCGGCCGAAGCGAACGACATCGAGGTACCGAAGGCCGAGGCGGCGATCATGGACCTGAACGCCGCCCTCGGCGCGCTGCAATCGGGCGTCGGCGACGGCAAGATCCGCAAGGCGCTGGAGGCGCTGAAGATCCCGCAAGATCAGATCGACAGCTTCCGCACCGCCGAGGATCTGCTCCCGACGCTGTCGGACCACATCGTTCAACTGTCGACCGAAGCCCAGCAAGTCCAGCTCGCCAAGAAGTTCGGCGTCGTTGACCTCCTGCCCTTGCTCCGTCAGGGGTCCGAAGGCATCGCCACGTTGCGCAGGCGCGCGCACGAATTGAACCTCGTCTTGGACGAGGAAACGGTCCAATCGACGGCCAACCTCAACGAGGAGCTGCGGGTCGCCGACGAGCGCCTGTCGGCCGCTACTCGCCGGCTGAACACGTCGTTCGTGCCGGCGCTGGTCAGCGTCAAGACCGCCTTGGCGGACGCGGCGGTTTCGCTGGCTGGCTTCTTCAACTGGATCGGCAAGGACGGCGGCGACGAGCAGAAGGTCCAGCAGAAGGTCACTCAGATCGCCAAGGCCTACGAGCGCGCATCGAGCGCGCGCACTGGGTATTGGGGCGCGGTTCAGGCGGGGGCGTCTGGCCTTGAGGCCTTCAACCCGGCGGCGCGCGAGCGCATCGCCAGGCAGGCGGAGGAGGATGCGGCGCGCCTGCAAAGCGAGCTGAAGGTAATCGTCGACCGCCAAAACAAGGGCTGGGAGGAGGTCTTCAAGCCCAAGGCTCCCGCCAAGTCGACCGGGCTCGGCGGTGGCGGCGGGGGAGGGGGCGGAAAGGCAAAGCCGACCGCCGAGGCGACCGACACCGAGAGCTACGAGGATCTGTACGCGAAGATCGCGGGCGACAGCTACAAGCTGTTCGTCGAGCGCTTCAAAAAGCAGGTGATTGCGGCGAGTCCGGATAACGCGGACGGCGGCGCGAAATCGCTGAAGGGGCCGGACGATTTCGTCCCCTCTGAAGAGGCCATAACGGCCGCGCTCGCGCCGTTGGTTGAAGCCAAAGCGCTTCTCGCAAATCAGATCGAGGGCGGGCTCCGCGCCGGGTTCGAGGGCGGCGCGCCGGCAGTGCTCGACTATTTCGCAAGCCAGCTCAAACAGCGCATCGCGCGCTCTCTCGCCAATGATCTCGCTGACCTGTTGCAGGGTGCGAGCACCAAGGGCGGCGTGCTCGGGTCTCTGGCCAGCTTCGCCGGGTCGCTGATCGGGCACAACGCCATGGGTGACGACTCGTGGCGTGGCGGCCCTACCTGGGTTGGCGAGCACGGCCCCGAGCTGCTCAACCTGCCCGGCGGGTCGAAGATCGTTCCGAACGACATCCTCCGCTCGGCGGCCAACGCCAAGGTCGCCCAAGGCGCCGCGGCCTTCTCGCGTTCCGAGTTTCACATGACCCTCAACCTGGAGGGCGCGAACGGCGACGAGACCATTCGCCGGATCGCGTACGACGCCGCCGCGCAAGGGTTCGCCGCCGCCCGCATGGCCGCCAAGGGCGACCTCGCCCGCAAGGTTCGGAATACCATCCCATGAGCGTGACGCTGCCGGCCCTGCCGGGACAAGCCCGCGTGACCCCGACCTATCGCGACTTCTCGGGTCGCCTCGTCCCGCCCTCCGGCGGGCAGGAGCAACGCGTGGCGCGCCTCGGCGATCGCTGGGCTCTGCGCTTCACGCTGCCGCCGATGGCAGAGGCCCAGGCGCTCGCCTTTGTCGCCGCTCAGACCAAGGCCGCCACCGAGGGGGCCACGCTGAGGGGCGTGTTCCCGCGCCGGGGCGCCGCGCCGACCGGCATGACTGGCATTGGCGCGGTCAATTCGACGATCGTCGCGGCCTCCGCCGTGGCCGACGTCGTGGTCGGCATGTTCTTCAGCTTCGAGTCCGGCGGGCACGCCTACCTGCATCAAGTGACGGGCATCAGCGGCGGCAATCTCAGTATTGGCCCGCGCCTGCGGGCCGCGCTGAATGGGGCGCTCAACTTCACCGCCCCGGTGATCGAGGGTTTCCTCGACAGCACGATCACGTGGGACGCCGAGCGCCTGGCGCATAGCGGCGTGACGTTCACGATTTCCGAGGACCGCTAATGTCCCAGTTCACGCCAGCCATGGCCGACGCGATGGGCGCGCGGTCGGTGCTGATGTTCTGCGCCGTCGAGATCGCGCTGCCGTCCTACAATCTGCGCCTGTTGAGTGGGCCTGGAGAGGTGTCGTTCGCGGGTCGTACATTCCGGGGCAAGGACGAGACGTACGGCGTCCTCGGCGGCGTCGAGGAGATCGCCGACAGCGAAGACGGCGAAGCCCCCGAGATCACGATCACGATCTTGCCGCCGACCATGACGTCGGCGGCTTTGTTGGCCAGTCCGGCGGCGCAATTCTCGGCCGTGACGATCTGGGTGGGCGCGCTGGATCTCGTGACGGGGAGCGTCATCCCCGACCCGCTGGTCGTATTCGCGGGCGAAGTCGATGTGCCGACTCTGACTGGCGACGAGAACTCTCGGGCCCTTCAGTATTCGGTGACCTCGGTGTTCGAGCTGCTGTTCGAGGTCGACGAGGGCGCGAACCTCAACAACTCTTTTCACCAATCGGTGTGGCCCGGCGAGCTGGGTCTCGAATATGTCACCGAGGTTCAGCGACAGCTCCCTTGGGGCGCTGAGACGCCTCGGCCGGCGGCGGTCAAGGATGTGATCTCGTGAGCCTGCAAGCGCGCCAGAAGGCGTTCGCGGCGACGGTCGCTTACTTCAAAGATCGCCCGCTCGTCTGGGGGCGGACGGACTGCGCCAGGATCATCGCTCGTCACGTGCGGCACATGGGCTATCGGACCAAGCTGGCGAAGGCCGGAAGCTATTCCAGCCTGATCGGCGCGGTGCGCGCGCTGAAACGAACCGGGTTCGCCTCGCTGCCGGAAGCGCTGGACAGCATGGGCTTTACCCGCATCCCACCGGCCGCCGCTCTGATCGCCGACATCCTGGCGCTCCCCGGCGACGGCGATCTTCATGCGCTCCAGATCGTCGCCGGTAACGGACGGGTCTGGGGCTACCACGTCGACAGCGACGTGCCCTGTTTCATCCAGCCGACCCTTGAGGTCGCTATTGCCTGGAGGGTCGAGCCCCGATGAGCAAAGCCCTGAAGACTGCCGGCGCGATCGTGGCGGGTGTGGCTCTGGTCGCGACGGGCATCGGCGCGGTGGCGCTGATGGCGGGCGGCGGGCTCACGCTCGGCGCATCGTTGGCCGCTGTCAGCTCGGCGACCATCGCTGGCATATCGATGAGTTCGCTCACGGCGATCGGTACTGGCCTTGCCTTCCTCGGCGACGCCACGGCCAAGCCGTTGAGGGTCGGTGGCGTCGCCGGCACGCAGGTCGATTTCGCGGCGGACCCGAACGCGCCGATCCCGTACCCGATCGGCCGCACGGGCACGGGCGGGCGGATCATCTACGCCACGACCGGCGAAGCCAAGAACCGCAACATGCTCTACTGCACGGTGCTTGGCGGCGGCGGCCCGCACCACGCGATCACCGGCTTCCAGGCCAACGCCGAAGAGGTGGT